CGCACCGCTTAAGTGACTGCACCCTAGACACAATACTTTGTCTTTCATTCTCTATTTCCTGGTTCTATTATGTAGATCAGCCAATAACGTCTACTAGTTCAGGGAACACTGATTCAAATTGCCCTGGTCGTGTCTTATTTACAAATTGTAAATGATCTTTCATTCTTGCTATTATACTGTCATCTTCATTTGATTGCAACATAAATTCCACTAACCAACTGTTTGTGCCATTCGCTGGATTGGTTTGATAGCTAGAATCTGTTACAGATTCCAACTTGGCTTTGACTATTTTTTTAAATGAGTCCGGTAGATTTCTGCAATTAAATGGTTCCATTACTATGTTATTAAACAAGTTCACTTGGTGTGTTCTAGCGAATTCCCACATCTCAGGTAAATGGTATATGTTAAGTAAACTTATAGTGTGACTAATGCCCAACTCGATTAAATTTGCATTCTTGAGTTCTACAAATTTTAAAAAGATTTTGTAGCTATCAGACCATTTTGCAGGATAGCGCATGTATTCGAATTGTTTCCCTAAGTTGTCCAAACTAACCATAACACGAACTAATTTAAAATTCTTAAATAAGCTGATTACTTCCTCATCGTATTGGGTGCAATTGGTAATCCAGGCGATGTCGATATTTTTAGCTAAATCGTGTTCTACTAGATATTTTAACATGATTTTTTGTTTCTTATTGAGAAATGGTTCCCCGCCTGCTATTTCTATTTTTTTGATGTCTGTCAGATTTATGGTCAAGTTATCCCAGAACACGTCAGAGTCTTGCCATCTAGTTATCGAAGAGTTTGTTGGCATGTTAAACTCTTTGTACAAGCTAGTCCATTTACTGCTACTTGCAGGGTCGCATGTAGCACATGCTAAGTTACAAGTATTCCCTAATTTCAAATCTAACACTTCTAATGATTGATCTTTTGTGATAACAGGAGCAGGGTTCGGTCGATGATACAAATTCCAATATTCTATTTCTCTGAGACGTTTACTTACTCCGCCCGCAGCTTCGATTTCATAACATTGTTTGCAATATTCAGGAAAATACTCTTCGAAGTTTTCCACAAAGTCTAATCTGTCAGAGCTGTTATAAACATCGCTAACTGTATCTCCACATGCTGCGTTAAAAATTAAGCCCAGAGAGTTTCTGTAATATTTCGAACTAATACAGCAAGGTTTAAATATACCTGTAGTGTGTATTTCCAATGCATTATACACATGCGGGCAATAGGTGCAACTCACTTAGTTTCCATCAACTTTCTTTAATGTGGGAGAATTTATTCAAAATTTCATCTTTTTTTCTGAGAATAAATACTACGTTAATTTATTTATGATTGCAATTTTTAATCGACGTGTTATAATGGACGCAAGACAGAGTGTATGTAAACACAGCCAATGCATGATAATCAACGCCGGAGCAATATTTGAGTTACTCTTCTAAAACTCTTAATTTAAGTATGCTCATTGGACAGAATTAAAATTTAAGGAAAAACATGGCACTAAGCAAACAAAACCTTTCTAATATGTTAGATCACCACCTCATCGATTGTAACAAGTGGAACGCCAGTACTTAACTATGACAAAACAAACACAAATAGACGAACTAAAAAGAGAACGAGATCACCTCAATGGTGTTAGCCCTAGCTTTTGTTTAGCTAAATGGTTGCAGCACACAATTTATTTACAAAATGGAATGAATCATAGTTGTCACCACCCGCCGACTCACAAGATTCCAGTTGAAGAACTTGCAGTCAATCACAAAGCGTTGCATAATACTAAATTTAAAAAAGAACAAATGCAACTAATGATAGACGGTAAACGTCCCAAAGAATGTGATTACTGCTGGCGAGTCGAGGATATGGGGGAAGATTATTTCAGCGATCGTGTTTACAAAAGTAAAGTAAGTTGGAGCAAGCCATACTTGTTCGACGTGTTATCTAGCGGAACAAATGATATAAATCCGACATATATGGAAATATCTTTCAGTAATGTCTGTAATTTTAAATGTGCGTATTGCAGCCCAGACTTAAGCAGCAAATGGTACGACGAGATTAAACAGCACGGTCCTTACCCAACTACAACAGAATATAACAATTTTGATTCACTTGCCGCTGCTGGGAAGATGCCAATATCACATCGAGAAGAAAACCCATACGTAGACGCTTTTTGGAAGTGGTGGCCAGAATTATACACTAATTTACATACTATACGACTAACAGGCGGCGAGCCCTTAATGAGCAAGGACTGCTGGAAAGTATTAGAAGCTATCAAAGATAATCCTAGAGAAAATTTAACACTAGCTATTAATACGAACTTAGATGTTCCTGCAGATATGATAGATCGACTGATAGTGTTACTAGACGACATTGGTCCGAAAATAAAACAAGTGCAAATTTTTACCAGTGGCGAAGCAACCGGAGAACAAGCAGAGTATGCTAGATACGGCCTAAAATACGATAGATGGTATAACAATTGTGATCGAGTGTTAACTGCACTGTCTGGTAAATTTAACTTAATTTTTGCGTTTATGACAACAGTTAACATTTTTAGTGTTGGCACATTTGACTTGTTTTTACACGATGTTCTCAAGTTGAGAAAGAAATTTATAAAAGATTCTATAAAACAAGGCAACATATTGCCTTGCATGACAAACTACCTAAGATGGCCACAAATGCTAGCTGTAACTAATCTCGACGAGATGACAAAATCCGAAACTATGCAGAAGCTAGATCAGTTAATTAAAGCACACCGTGTTGGGCTTAGAGAAACTACAGATATTCTATGGGAAGATGAGGTTAACCAAATCGAAAGATTTATTAAATTCATGAATCATGACACTGTTGGAGATACAAAAGAAAACAGATATAACTTTAAAGCGTTTGTCGACGAATACGACAAAAGGCGAAAAACTAACTTTCATAAAACCTTCCCAAATTTAACTAGATTCTATAATATGTGTGCAGAGGAAAAACTAAATGGCTAAAGAATCCAGACTAGATAAAGTACGAAATCATATCAATTCTATTAGTCCGAGTTTTTGTGCAGCTAAGTGGTACAATGCTACAATATGGTTAAGTAACGGTCGTACTGCGAGTTGTCATCACCCCGAAGCACATTATATACCACCGAACGAATTGTTTAAAAACCCTAAAGCGTTGCATAATACTGATTTCAAAAAACAACAACGTAAATTGATGTTAAACGGTATAAGGCCACCTGAATGTACATATTGTTGGAAGGTTGAAGATGTAGATAGCGTAGTTCATAGCGATAGAACATATAAAAGTGCAATTTACACTGAAGATGAAATAAATTATTTGAAATCATTGAACTGGGACGCAGATGTAGACCCAAAAACTTTAGAAATAAGTTTTGATAACCTATGTAATCTGAGTTGTACTTACTGCAATCCTGAGTTTTCTAGTACTTGGTCAAATGATATAAAAACTAATGGTATATATCGGGAGATGAAAACTGGGGGCGGTCAGACTTACCAAAATGACGGAAGTCATGCATACACGTTTGATCCTAAAAATGAAAATAACTTTTTCATTAAAAGTTTTTTTAAATGGTTTGACGATAGCCTGAAGTACAATCTTCAAGAGCTTCGTGTGACCGGCGGTGAGCCAACAAGGAGTCCAGATTTCTGGCGGTTGGTGGATAAGTGTCAAGGGGAAAAGTTTAGATTTGCAGTAAACTCTAATTTAATGATGGACAATCAACGACTGCATAAATTAATAGAATGCTCGGAGAAATTTGAACATTTTGATCTATACACCAGCTGTGAAACAACTGGTAAGTTGTCAGAGTTTGTCAGACACGGGTTAGAGTACAACTCATGGCTTACTAACTTGAAAACATTTGCTGAAAAAGCAAAATATCGTCATATAAATATCATGATGACTATTAGTGCATTATCTGTATTTGGTTTAACAGAATTTATGGAAGATATGATCAATTTGCGTAGAGAGTTTCCTAACAAAACCGGGTTATTCAGTATGTCGTTTAACATTCTCAGGTTTCCTAGTTTTCAAAGTGTAAATATGTTACCAGTAGATATTAAGTTAAGTTTAAGTCAAAAATTTGAAGGTTGGTTATCTTCTTATAAAAACTTTCTAAGTGAAGGCGAGTTAAATCAATTCAATCGAGTAATATCTTATCTACGTAACGTAGATAAAAGCTATGAAGATAACGATTCGAATGAAAATAAAATCAATGATTTTGTAAAATTTTTCAAAAGCTATGCAACTAGACGTAATTTAAACATTACTGAATCTGTTAACAACGTGCAATTTACTGAATGGTGGAATAAAATTAATGAACAAGTCGGATAAGATACCTACCGAAACTTTTTGCATTATACCGTGGATACACATGAACACGTGGCCAAACGGCAACGTGTATCAATGCTGTATTACAAATTATAAAAACAACATTGGTAATTTAAAACAAAATACACTTAAAGAATTATGGAATGGTGATCATATGAAAAATCTAAGATTACAATTTCTTAATGGCGAAAAACCAAGCACTTGTAAAAAATGTTTTGAACAAGAAGAAAACGACATTTTTAGTTTTAGGCATAATGCAAATTGGACATTTGAGCATCATATCGACCAAGTAGTAAGTGATACCAATGATGACGGTTCATTAAATGACATGAAATTCCGTTATTGGGATTTTAGATTTAGTAATTTATGTAATATGAAATGTAGGATGTGTGGCGGACATTTGAGCAGCTTATGGTTCAATGACGAAACTGAATTGTATGGTAGCACAAGCGAAAAAGTCCCGGTGGTCAACACAAAAGATCACAGCATCGACGATATGTATCAGATACTAGACGAACAAATCGACAATGTAGAAGAAATATACTTTGCAGGTGGCGAGCCATTAATAATGGACGAGCATTACTACATATTAGAAAAGCTAATAGAAAAAAAGCGATTTAATGTTAAGCTCAGATACAACACCAACTTATTGAAAGTAAGCTATAAAAAATGGAACAACATCGAGCTTTGGAAACATTTTGATCTAGTACAAGTAATGGCAAGCCTCGACGGGTTTGGAAGTCGTGCTGAGTACATAAGAAAAGGTACAAAATGGGAAGTGATCGACAATAATGTAAAATTACTAGTTGATAGCCCGAATGTTCAATTCAACGTAAGTCCAACAATACAACTACTAAACATATTTCATTTGCCTGAGTTTATTGATTATTTGTTTTCGTGCGGGCTACAAATCGATAACATGCATATAAGTAATGTATTGACGGATCCTAAGTGGTATCATATAAACACCCTTGACGATGAGTATAAAGCCCAAGTCGAGGAACAGTTAAGAAATCACATTGCTAAGTTCGATGATCCGTATGTTAGAAAAAGATTAGATTTTTACTACGGCAGTATAATATCCTACATGCATACCGGTGCTGAAAGATCAACCGAGGATCTCAGAGACATACATCAAAAATTCTTGTTTATGACTGACACACTAGATAGAATCAGAGGGGAGAGTTTTTTAAGCGTTTTCCCAGAACTTGAAAGACATTATAAAAAGGTCATTTAAAAAATGAAAAAAGATGTAGTATTATTTGCGATTCCGTTGATGGAGGTCAAATGGCCTGCTCCTGCTATCTATCATCTTAAAGGGCAAATAGAAGCCGACGGTAAAACTACATGTGCTGCAGTTGATGCAAATGTATTAATATATGATTCTTTAAAGGATGACTGGAATGACATCGTATATATGTTACATTGGCATACACCTGACCCGATGTGGGATTTATATCAAAAAGTAATAACACGTCTTAAAGAAATCTTTACAGAGTACATTACGTTACATGATCCTAAGTGGGTTGCTATTAGTATCTTCAGTCTTAACAGTCGTCGTGTAGGCACAGACATTATTAAGTTTGTCAGAGAAAATTGGCCTGAAAAAAAGATATTAATCGGCGGCACTGGTTTAGGCGATGCACTAGGCGATACTGCGTTTGAATATGCTAACAAGCTATTATCAGATAATCTAATCGACTATTATATTACCGGCGAAGGCGAAGTAGCAGTTGTTGAATTAATTTGTAAAAATAATCCTGCTGCGGTTGGTATAAATCGTCCTAATAGACAGATACAAAATCTTGAAGGATTGGCTTTTGCTAACTATGACGAATGTGTACATTCCTTATATCCTTTCGAGAAATACGATTCCGGTAAACCAACATATATCTTAACTGGCAGCAGAGGATGTGTTAGACGCTGCGATTTTTGTGATGTATATCGACTGTGGCCTAAGTTTAAAACTCGGGGCGGCGAGCATATGGCTATGGAAATGATCTATCATTACGAAAAAAAGGGAGTAGATACTTTTTATATGAGTGATAGCCTGGTTAACGGCAGTATGAAGGCTTTTAGAGATTTAGTGGATGTTTTACTGAAATATCAGGAAGATCACAAAATGAAATTTAGATGGGGCGGCCAATTTATTGCACGAACCAACAGTCAGATGTCAACTGAAGATTATATGCGAGCAAGTGCAGCCGGATTAGAAAATGTCGGCATTGGGCTAGAACACGCAAGTGAACGTATGCGCAAACTTATGCGCAAAGGTTTCGACAATGATGCACTGCATGACACAATACATAATTTAAGTAAAAGTCGAATCTATGTAATGTTTAATATTTTATTTGGACATCCGTTAGAAACTGAAGAAGATTTTGAAGAAAATATTAAATTTTTACATGATTATAAGTGGGCAAGTGATAATGGAACTATTGCGTCATTAAACTTGCAGCACTATATTGCATTCTTACCCGGTACAGATTTTGCAGATAACAAAGATGATCTTGTAGTTGACGACGTTGGTACATTTTGGAAAAGCAAACACATCAACACATTAGATTTTCCAGAGATTCATCGTCGTCGTAAACGTATGAGCGATGTATGTAAAGAACTGAATTGGAAAACGTTTAACGAAGAAGCATATATGAATTATATGGATAGAGAACTATTGTATTACTACAATACAAAAGAAGAGCACGAAAAACAAAAATGAAATGCTCTATGCCTTATACAAATTTAGAAATACGCAATGACGGTTCATTTGGACCGTGTTGTATTAACCAATATTCTTACGTAAAAGATACAGGCGAAAAATTTAACATTGCACAGGATTCGCTAGAAGATGTATGGAATTCTGCAGATCGTATTCGCTATGCAGCACAGCTAGACGATGAAGATTTACCAGAATGTCATCAATGCTGGTACGCAGAATCAAGCAATGGTATTAGCAAGCGTGTTATGGAAAATGATCAGCGACTAGGTAAGATTAAAGAAACTCCCTTCAGTTTAGATGTTAAATTTACAAACGCATGTAATTTGAAATGCGTTATATGTTCGCCAATGAACAGTAGCCAATGGTATTCAGACTTTGAATTTCTGTATCCCGGAGCGTTTAATAATGCCGCTTATAAATGGATAAGCCAAATTGATATTTTGGAAAAGTTAAAAAATTACTTGCATACGGCAGAGATATTAGAGTTTTACGGTGGTGAGCCGTTATCATTGAAATATTATAACAACATTTTAAAATACTGTGTTGATAACAATATTAGTGAAAATAAAAAAATTCGAACTAATACAAATGGAACAATTTGGGTCAGTGACGAACTGCTAAACTATTATTCAAAGTTTGATTATGTAGGATTGCAGTGGAGTATCGATAGCTTAGTACGAGAAGAATTTGAATATCAAAGATTTCCAGCCAAGTTCGATTCGGTAATGAATAACATAGAGAATGTTTTAGCAAAATGCCCCCCATCAGTTAACATAGGTATAACATATACAGTTAGTGCATTAAACATCTTTAGCATACATTCAATGATTGATTTTGTTAGAAAAAACAACATATGGTTTCATCTTAATGTATTATCAGGGCCAGATTTTTTAAGATTTAATACTCTTCCTAAAAAATTGATAAATGATTATCTTGATTCAATTGATGTAACAGATGTTAAATTTACGACTATAACACTCGATAATTTAAAAAATTATGATAGTGAAGATGATTGCACTAAAATGAATACACAGTTAAAAACATATCTAACTAAGTTAGATAGTAGAAGAAACACAAGCTACAAAGATACATTTGGTATTTTAGGAAGTATCTTGAATGATATCTAAAATTTTAACATTTGGCGATAGTTATATGTATGGCACAGAACTACCGCAAGAAGATCCTGATCTTAAAGAACACATTAATAAAATAGTCGAAGGCTTGCCTCGAGATCCAATATCTGGTGCAATACCAATCGACATACTCAAAAGTGTGCATTTCGATAAACTATGGGATTTGGAAATGCAAACACATGACTACGAAAAACGCTGTCATAGTTACTGCATTTCTGGAATTGTTGCCAGGCATTTTAACATAACTGAATACAAAAACTTCTCATGGGCAGGATACAGTAACGATGCAATTTTAGTCGAGTTGTTGGCCCATATGCATGAGATAACAGACGATACACTAGTAATCGTCGGATTGACATTTCCTTTTAGAACAACACGACTCAATGAAAAAACTAGCTATAATAAAATAAAATCTTTTAATAATCATCATAACTTAAATAAAAATCGTGACCATGAGCGTTATATTGAATTGTCCATGGAATACGACAACGATATTTTAGTCAAGTATATGCATACGATGAATCATATATCCACTGTTAAACGTATATTAGCCAATGTGCCGCATGTCATAATCGATCCAATTAATATCTATAGAGAAAGTAAAGAACTAAACGGGAAACTATTGGATGATTGGTTTTTAGAAGATACAATCAAATCGTCCATATTAAGAATCGGTGACGAGATACTCTGGCCCGGAGTTGTCGATCAGTTGCAGCAATTTTTCAACAATCACACATTTGGATACACGTTCAATCACTCATTACTACACGCAAAAAATAATAATGTATATGGTCGTGCATTGTTGGGACACCCTTCTCGATATGCACATGAACACTTTGCAGCAGAATTTTTAATTCCTCATATAAAACGAGATATTTTAAAACTGCTAGGAACATAAGGTTGACCGAGTAAAGAGTTAATAACATCACTGCCGACTTTAGAAATAGTATGTTTTCCCGGGTGAGATCTTCCTTCATGTATGTCTCTGGCATAATCTTCTATCCTATAAAAATCACAACCTAAGGCCTCATTGGCGTTTTCAAAAAAAGTAAATTCAAGGGTAGGTACGTTCTTCCATAACTCATTGAATATTAATTTTTTATATCTGGCATGTGTGACGGACCCTGACATAAAATGTTCAAAGTACTTGAAATCAGTTACTGACATACAGTCCCATGCTCCGTGGGTTGTTGGTATATTATTACTGTCGAAAGTCAAGAATCTCTCAGGATTAGTCCAACCAATAATTATAGCCTTTACCTCGTTAGCTTTTCTTTTTAACACAGTTGCGTTATAAAGTGAAACGTCGATCGACGATCCCGATACTGCCAGGTTAATAACGTCCAGACCAGTATGTGTTTTAATATGATAATCTAATGTTTCGTTTTCCGCTAAACCAACTCCCATCATATTAGAACAACCTAATATAACAACTGTATTATTCCAATCTACATTGTCGTAGTCCAATGATGATCGGAATCCTTGTTTATTGAATCGATAAAGAATGGGCTGGTTTCGGTAGTGCCAATCATTACTTTGCTTTAGTTTATTTTGTTGAAATACCGATTCGGAATCTGAGCCAAAAAAATCAACACTGCAATTATATAGATTATTGCTAATAAAATTTAAATCATCCGTCATAATATTTCCCAAGTTCTGGTATAATATCTACTAAACTATTGCTTCTATATCGATCACTGTATTTTATGTTTCTTAAAATATTACTAAAATCAAACTTTGGAGGTAGTTGTATATACTTCAATATACCATCATAATTGTTTTCGGTTAGTACATTTAAATAAGATTTGTCAATGGAGGATAGTTTTTCTATAGCAAGTTGTTTGACGTCGTCGGGCAATTCTCGAACGCTGCCACTATCATGAACTAAATTAATCCAAACACTTTGATTTAAACTGCTATAATATTTTAAACTTTCTGGAATATTGAAAACACTGTACATACTTACACTATAAGATATAGTTAGCATAGTGTTAGTTAATGATCTAAATTTTAGTAAATTCGAGCTTACTTCATCCCAGCTGGCTGGATATCTGCAGTACTCGAATGTACGTTCAATCCCGTCGAGGCTCAACATTATATTAACACACTTGAAATTTTCCGTAACTAACTTTAAGTCGTCTTCGGGAAATACTGTGCCATTGGTCGAATATGACACTACGATATTTTTACTGTAACCTGATTTAATCAAGTCTTTAAGAAAATCAAACTGCGATTTGATGAGAAAAGGCTCTCCCCCGTATAAACCTATTTCAGTGATAGTATGATAGTGTGATCTTAGTTCTTCCCAAAATGATTCTTTTTCAAACCATCTATATTTTTTATTATAATTTTTTTCTGCAACGATTTTCGGTCCTTCCCACCTTTTTAGTTCCTCGAACCATTTACTACTAGCACCAGGACCGCATATCATACATTTTAGATTACAAACATTTCCTAATTTTAAATCTATTATTTTAATATCGTCAAATTGATTGTTATCGATTTTTTCTTGAAACATGGTATTGTCTCGCAAACGTTTACTGTATAATCCTGATTTTTCTTCATTGTAACAATGAGAACACCCCGGGTGAAACTCTCCATTTAACATATTATGTTTAACTGTTTTAAATAAATCTGAGTTACGTATAGTTTCTAAGCTATTATTTACTATGCTAAACTCGTTAAACAAGTCTGTATAATCGATATTAAATTTACAACACGGAGCAACAAGACCATTTGTTCTGATTTCGAATCCAACGAACGGATTAATACAAAAGGTAGATTTATTCATATTCAAACTTCTTTACTTTTTAAAGGAGTCTCGATGATGCAGCTGATGCACATAAAAAGTACTTGCATCCAATGGATCGAGAGTTAAATCGGCAGTCTGCCTGACGTTTGTAAGTATTAGTGGATAAGACATAACATCGCTAAAATAATATTTATTAACACACATTTGCTGAATTGCGTACCCTAATCCAATATGACCGTTGTCTAGCCCGGTTGCTGGTGTTAGAAATGTCGAATACTTAAATTTTTGATTTATATCGATATAGAAATTAATAAGCTGTGCGCATATTAAATTGATAGCTTCATTTGTCCCTACAATGATAACATCATTTATCCAGTCGCTGGTAGTTATGCCTTTATAAGTAAACGGATTTACAAAAACAAAACTGCTAGAGGTTATGTTTTGTTGTATATAAAAGTCTAGCATTATGAAAAACTTTTTCAAATAATTTATATCTTCGTATATAGTATCATATCTCAACATTATCACGTAATCATACACAAAGTTATGCATTATTTCATACTGTTGCTTTAGCATAATAGAATCGACAAAACTACTAAAAAACAAGCTAGTGTCTTTAGTTACATCTGTACTAGTAACAAACGGACTTTCATCATCATACGATATTATATTTTGCAGTTTTGGATTATAGTAATTAAACAAGTCAGCAATGTCTGATTCGTCGACATCGTGTTTCGTATTACCATTGGTTCTTAAAAAAATGTCATAGTTTTTTGTACTGCAGAAAATATCTATCTCAGTTTGATCTATTTTTAAAAATTCAGAAATAAAAGACTTGCAGTAATCACCTGTACGGACTTGCCCATAAAAACATACTGCTATTTTTTTATTTTTAGTATTTTTCATTTGCGGTTATCTGTGCTGAAATTTTTAGTAGATATTGATGTACAAAAAAATTATTAAACATATGATTATCAAACTTATCGAAGTCTTCTATATTGTTGTTAGAAGTATGAAACTTTCTATAAAACGAATGTTGATCGATTATACTAGTTAATTTAAGAAACATAGGAACTCTGCATCCAAACAATGAAAAGTCCAGATTTGTTAGTCTGGCACCGATCCCAGGATTTGTAACAACTTTCTGAAAGACAATTTCATTTGGTAAAATTTTTTTATTGAATATATGATTCCAATAAAAATAAAATAGTAAATCACTTTTAACATTTTCTGTGTCACAACAAACAATTATATTGTCATGATTGATATAATTAAGCATATTTTTAAATTTATAGTCACTGAAAAATGCTTTTTTGTAACTGTGTAATATACTCAGGTGATCTGGCGTACTAGGCAATTTTTTGTCAGGTCCTGGGTCATTGAACAAGGTTTTCAACAAGTGCTCATTACCGAATTCGGTTATAGAATTGTCAGCATGTCCATTTATAATGAAGTAATTCATTTTTTCCTAATTATATACGTATTTTATATAAATATTTATCAAATAGTATTCTAATCTCAGAGTCATATATAGAGAAGTTAACCAATGTCATATAATGTTATTATACCTTGTAGCGGCCCTGGCAGTCGTAGTAGCAGTTACAGTAAATTCCATAAAGCATTAATACGCATTGGAAAAAAAGCAGTAATAAATCATATAATTGATAGCTATCGTGATGCTAAAACTATATTCATAATGCTAGGATACAATGGACATTATATCACTGAGTACTTAACACACTGCGGATACAAAAATATACAGTATATCAACATACCAAACTGGCAAGAAAGTCAATTTGAGAGTTTGCGACAGTTGCCTTCAGAAGTATTTAACGAGCCGTTTTATCTGAATAGCTGTGACAACTGGACTACAACAATACCGTCGGCAGTTGACAACACTGCGTTTTTATGTAAGCCAGCCAATACTGAATATTACGATAAAGCTAACGGAGATGTGTTTGCAGGTATTGGTTATGTTAAAGACGGCATCGATTTTTATAACACTTTGCATTCTACTACCGAAACACGCAATGATTATCTTATTTACAAATCGCTCTTAGGACTGCAGCATTGTTTCTTAGACGACTGGTATGATGTAGGTAATATAGATAGTTTAACAGTTACACAGCAAAATTATGTTGATCAATACGATCTATTAGACAAGACTAGTCAAGAAATATATTATGTCAATGATACAGTTATTAAACTATTCAATGAACCCATTGACCATTTAAAAAAAGCATTAACAACCAATTTGGCGTTTCCGCACCCAGATAATCTACAGTTCATTGACCGTAGTATATCTTACGATTTTGTCAAAGGAAAGACAAATGTCGACAATGAAGATTTTTCAAAACTATTTAAAAATTTATGTAATCTATGGAATTTTTGTATAACAAACAACAAAACTAGTATTTCGAGTGATATATGGCAACATAAAACTATTGAAAGGTTTGAACAATTTATTAAAAAATATCCGGAGTTTTCTAAGACTGTAAAGATAAACGGTAATAGTGTAGATCCGGTTCGTGTTATTGAGCAAGTGAATTGGAAATTGTTAAATCAGGGAATTTACGGTCCGTGTCACGGCGATTTAAATCTCGACAATATTATTTTAGATACCAACACCATTTATTATATAGATCACAGGGCCAGCGTTGTGCAGGATATTTTCTACGATGTGTGTAAACTTTATCATAGTTTATACTTGGATAATAAAACATTGAAACAGTTTAGTTTGAAAATACAAGACTCTGAGTATGAAATTTCTATAGATCAGCATAATCCTAATAGAAGAGAACTTTTTATTAACAGCGAATTATATAATAACTATAGAAAAAAGATAGAACTGGGAGTTGGATGTATATGGTTAAGTATGTCTCCTCTTAATGTTGACGACAACTTAAACAAGTTTTTATTTTTGTATGCGATTACTCATTTACAGAAAATATCAAAATTTGAAGAATAGATAAAAGCTGTCTTGTTAGAACAATAAATACTATATAGAATTAAAGCATATGTTAATGTAAATGAACGGGTTATTTTAAATGATTATATGGGGATGGACGGGAATGTCCCATGACGCTAGTTTAGCAGTTTTCAAACTAGTTTGCAAAGGCCTGACAGATAAAAAAGAACTTAAACTTTTATTTGCTGCACATAGTGAGCGTTACAGTAGAATCAAAAACGATAAGAACTTACACCCTGACTTGATCTCAGAAGCACTCACATATGGCGAGCCAACGGAAATTTATTACTATGAAAACCCGTGGCTTAAAAAAACAAGACAACTATACGCAGGACAATACAAGTTACTACGCAAAGAATCTCCTACTACATATATGCGTAGATACTATGTAGACGCACCTAAGTCTACTACAACTAGCCATCATTTAAGTCATGCGGCCGCAGGTTACTATACATCAAAATTTGACAATGCTGCAGTATTGGTTGTCGATAGTATCGGCGAGTGGGACACCATCAGTGTATGGCATGGAAAGAAAAATAAGCTAAAGCGCACGTGGCATCAAACATATCCAGATAGTGTTGGCATATGGTACAGTGCAATGACACAACGTTTAGGTCTCAAGCCGCAAGAACATGAATATATTCTAATGGGCATGGCTGCAATTGGTAAATCTAAAAATGTATATCATCGTATGCGTAAAGACTTTATACTAAAAATGCCAACCGTTGATGATCCACGTGTACTATTTAAAGATAACTATCATCGTGGCTGTATGGGATGGGCGCCAGAGTTAACTAGTGTACAAGATTATGCTGATATTGCTGCAGCCACACAACGGTTATACGAAGAAATATTTGACGGCCTGGTACAATATACTAAGAAACATGTTGGCACTGATAACTTAGTGCTAATGGGTGGGTGTATTTTAAATTGTGTAGCAAACAATATTGCTACAAAGTATTACAAAAATGTTTGGATTATGCCAAACCCAGGAGATGCAGGCAGCGCAATAGGTGCAGTGTTAGCACACAAGAAACAGTTTATCAATTACGATGTATACAGCGGAACAGATATCTCTGGGGTGTATCCTATACAAGAAGTCATTGACGAGCTACTAGAGAATAAGATAACTGCAGTTGCATCTGGTCGTGCAGAATTCGGCCCGAGGGCTTTAGGTCATCGTAGTATACTTGCAGATCCACGTGGAGTAGAAGTTAAAGATCGTGTTAATAATATTAAACACAGAGAAGCGTTTAGACCGTTTGCTCCGATGATACTAGCAGAAGATGCACACGACTATTTTGAAATGCCAGTTGACAGCAGCCCTTATATGCAGTATATTGCAAGATGCAAGCATCCGGATTTATTTCCTGCTATTATACATTACGATGGCACAAGTAGGGTTCAAACAGTAGGACCGAACGATTGTCCAGATGTTAGAGCATTATTAATTAAGTGGAAACGTTTGACTGGTTGTCCAATGCTTTTAAATACTAGCCTTAATATTAAAGGCGAACCTTTAGTAAATACGAGAGCCGACGCAGAGCGATGGGAAATCACATACGGAGTTAAAGTATGCTTGCCAAAATTATAAAATTTATATTAAGCCCTTGGAATAATTATAAAGAACGCAAACGTTTAAAAAAGCGACTAGCTGAATTGCGTAAGCGAGATCCATTCATATATGAGTAAAAAAGAATATGCTAGACGTTATACAAATTAGCTACTTTGAAGAAACAGCCGCTGAAAACTTTGAATACTTAAAATTATTTGCACCATATGCTAAACAGGTGCAAGGAGTTAAGGGTATTTTTAATGCACACCAAGCAGCAGCAGAGATTGCAGAAACTAGTCATTTTTATGTTATTGATGCAGACGCTATTATGGAAGAAGATTTTAAATTTAGTTTTAGACCAAATGCCCGTAAATTAGAATACGGTCATGTTCCAGAAACGGAATGTGTTTATGTGTGGCGCAGCCGAAATCCTGTAAATGATCTGGTTTATGGTTATGGTGGTGCAAAATTATTTCCACGCAAAGAATTATTAAAAGCTAAAAAATGGAACATAGATATGACAACTACAATTGGGTGTCCCTTTGTTCCTAAATTCCAAATTAGCAATATTACTGCATTCAACACTAATCCGTTTGAAACTTGGAAAAGTGCATTTAGAGAATGTGCTAAACTTTCTAGTAGTATTATTCCCAATGGTGATAACATAGACAACGAATATAGACTTAATATTTGGTGCAGTCGTGGTAAAGATAGACCATTTGGAGAATATTGTATTATGGGTGCCAATCAAGGACGTGAGTTTGGATCTTATTATCGTAACGATCTAAAATCATTAAAGAAGATTAACGATTTTGAATGGTTGCGTAGTCAATTTAACAAAGTAGTCGGCGAAGATGGTGAAATATGAAATCGACAAGACCTATTGTGAAAACTGCAGCAGGCCCAGTCATTGTGGGACCGACTTATGGGAAGACTTCCGTGACGAGCGATCAGAAAAACTTTGGGGACAAGTTAAAGTCTGCAACAAATGCAGGTGCAAACAATGTAATGCCACTAGCAGCACATGAAATATTAGACAGATTCGAACTACTGTATCCAGAAAACCCCGATCTATCAGATCTGCGACGAGCGTACATTGACAAAGATTTAAACAGTATTTTCAGGCTGTTAGGCTACACTAGTGTAAAGGGCAATGCAGACGACTTAAGACGGGCAGTGTTAGAAAAAAACTTGCACAGCATTTTTAGGTTAATGGAAAGCGAGGATTTACGTAAGTTTATCTTAGAAGATAACATGTGGAGACTTTGGCCGTTACTAAAGTTATACCAAGACACTCAGTTTATTCATGCATTAAAAACTTTTTTTAAAAACAACACTATAATAGATACTGACTGTTTTAGCAGAGGTCAGCTTCGTAGTAAATTGTGGTTAATTGCTGAACTTAAAAAACTTAACTTAGAGTTAGGCACAGTATTTTTATGTGCTGGCTGGTATGCTGTATTGGCAGTAATGCTATTCGAGAACAATATCAACTTAACAAAAATTAGAAGTTTTGATGTGGATCTTACTACAGTCGATATAGCAGAAATATTTAATCTTACATGGGTGTTAGATAATTGGAAATTTAAAGCAGTTCATCAAGATATTTTAGAAATTAACTACCATCAACATATATATAATGTTACCAGAACAAATGGCACGATCTGCGAGTTACACGATGTACCTGATACTATCATTAATACTAGCTGCGAACACATTGAAAATTTTAAACAATGGTATGACAAGATACCCAATGGAAAGCTGTTGATATTACAAGCTAACGACTTCATTGAAGTAGAAGAACATTCTAACTGTTACGAAAGTATTGCTGAGTTTGAGGTTGCTACACCGATGTCTGATGTCTTGTTCGAGGGAGAATTGCAGCTAGAAAAGTACACAAGGTTCATGAGAATTGGATATAAGTAATCTATCACTGCGAGAACTACAGACCGAAGCAGCTCGTGCAATAACATGTATTGAAGCAACAAACAATAATATACATCGCTTTAATAAACAAGCGCATCACAACAGTCAACTTTGGTACAAGTCTATTATAGAATGGTATGTTGATCAGTATGGTGATTTGCCAAGTAAAACAGGTCCCGGAAAAGATATAAAATTATTATTGGAATAAGTTATGTATGCGAGAATTGATTTAAGTAAAACCAACTACAATAAACTAGGCAATTATAGCTTATTAACTATACAAGATTTTGAAATTAGCGAGTTACAAAACTTATATAGAGAATACTGTAACTATAAAAAATTCAGAAGTGTAATGCCTATATTTGATAGCGAATTTACAGATACAAAAAATGATGTTATAGGATACTACGATAATCAACAGTTAGTTGCGTTTAGTTTGTTAAGACGATTTGACAACGAAAATGTTGAAGCAGTACAGTTTGCGTGGAACTATAATAATCCTAAACTTAGTTTAGGCATTAACAGTCTGAAAAGCGAATGTGCAGTGTACAAAGAATTAGGATTCAAGTATCTATACTTAGGCGGTGCTGACGAATATAAAAGTAAAATAGATGGCTTTGAATTGTTAGGACCGTTATGATCGCCAACTTACAACTTCATCGTAATACTCTTTAGTCCAATTCTTATAATAGCCTAGCTTTTCTAATTTTTTAGCTGCTAAATCTAGTTTGCTTTTCTGTTGTAAAAACAGAACATTATACTTTCCGTTGTTGAAAACAACGTCATGCATACGTTCTTCGTTTTCCACATGGTCGTCAAGGAAAATAAAATCTTCGGGCATATACTGTTGATTTAATGCATCTACTGTTGTTTCTATATCATCTGATGATATGCTATTACCGAGGTGTATAACAACAACTTCTGTGGGCTGATCGTTCCAGTGTGCTACAACTTTCTCTACTACAGCAGG